AATAAGAACCTATTCTTATATGGTTGTGCAGGTACAGGTAAAACATTCATTGCAATGTACCTAGCATTAAAAGAGATTCTATCTAACAAGACAGCGTACGAGAAACTTTATGTAGTACGTTCACTTGTACCAACTAGAGAGATTGGATTCTTACCAGGTGATCATGAGGATAAAGCACATCTATATCAAATACCTTATCAGAATATGGTAAAGTATATGTTTAAGATGCCTGATGATCCTGCATTTGAAATGCTTTATGATAATCTAAAAGCACAAGAAACAATTTCATTCTGGAGTACATCTTTCTTACGTGGTACTACTTTAGACAATGCTATAGTACTTGTCGATGAGTGTCAGAATTTAAACTTCCATGAGTTAGATTCAATTATGACTCGTGTTGGTAATGATTCTAAAATTATCTTTGCTGGTGACATAGCACAGACAGATTTAGTAAAGACAAATGAAAAGAATGGTATCCTTGACTTCATGAAGATACTTGAGATCATGGATGAGTTCGCTAACATTGAGTTCGATGTCAACGATATTGTTAGAAGTGGTTTAATAAGAAACTACATCATTACTAAATTACAAATAGGTCTTTAATGTTTAATCATGTTATTATGGAGATGTCTCTTGAAGATATCTGTGCAAGAAATGTAGGAGGTAAGAGAGTATATGAGGTAGGGGATCAAAGGTATCCATCTATTTCTACTATCTGTTCTTATAGAAAAAGAAAATCTATTGCTGAATGGAGAGCACGAGTTGGTGCTGAAGAAGCAAACAAGATTTCTAAACGTGCTACTACTGCAGGTACCACAGTTCATAGTATGATTGAGGATTACCTTAATAATGAACTAGAACTTGAAAAGTATGATGGTAAACATCTTGCTAAGATACTTTTCACGCAAGCAAAACCAATGCTTGCACGGATAAACAACATTCACTTTCAAGAAGCACCATTATACAGTCATGAGTTTGCAATAGCAGGTAGAGTTGACTGCATAGCAGAGTTCGATGGTAAGTTATCAATCATCGACTTCAAGACATCCTCTAAAGAAAAGAAAGAGGAATGGATTGAGGGGTACTTGGTACAAGAGACAGGTTATGCTAAAATGTATGAGGAAAGATCTGGTATTAAAGTCGAACAGATCGTTACTCTTATAACTTGTCAAACTGGGGACACACAGGTATTCATAAAGAATCCTGATGACTACGTGCCTTTATTGAGAGATTACATTCAAGAGTATAACGATGCCCAGTAAATCTAAAAACATTAATGAATTAATTGACGACACTTTTATGGATAAGAATAAATTCTCCATGACGATTGAGAACATCGTTAAAGATAGTAACAGAACCTTGAGTTACATTGATGCTATCGTTGACTTCTGTGAGTCGAAAGACATAGAAGTTGATTCAGTTACTAAGTTGATAGCACCAACTTTAAAGGAAAAGATTAAAGCAGAAGCAATAAAATTAAACTTCATAAAGAAAACTACTAAAGCAGTTCTCCCCATATGAGTGCCTTTGATTGTTATATAATTTACTCAGCATTAAAAGCACACTTCTCTAGGAAAGGATACGATTACTTCAAATACAATGGTCGTACAAAAGTATCAGTAGAAAATTTTAATGTAAGAAAAGACAGATACTTCTTTGAGAAACTTACCAAAAGATATACTAAAGAAGAAATAGAATCATACTTTGTATCTAATTACTTATCTAACTCCAACCTATGGGTGGGAGAAATGAATGATAAGAACTTCCTTGATTGGAAGAAAAGGATACAGAGTATTTCTTATTTGTATGAGAATGATTTGAAAATTATTATTGATAGGTGTAGTAGTTTAGATAATGCTATGAAATGTAAGAACTCATCACACTCTACATTAATTAAACTATACCTTGGTGATCATATCATGCCAGAAACTATGGTATTGTTAAATAGGGTAACAGGTTTCATAGAAAGATATGATACACTATTAAGTGATTCTATCTGGATAAAAGTGTCAAACCTCTTGCAAAAATATGATCCATTTGTTATAGTGGATTACAACAAGATCAAATCTATTACAGCACAGAATTTATGAGCAAATTATTCGATTCAGAAATAGTCCAGAAAGAAATGGACGAAATGACCACTACTTATGCTGATCTTATGATGAAAGTTCCATACTTTCCTGTCATGAATAGAGAGCAAAGAGAAGAGGTAATAGATGATTTAGAACTACTAATTGATAGGCAAGAAACCCTATATAGTAGGGCATACCTTATGAATGATGAGGACAGTCAACTCGTCAAAGATAATTTTAAAAATGCTGCCAAGGAGTTAGGTGTACCAGAAGAAATGGTAGGTCTACCTGTTTTTAAAAAAGCAAGAGAGGTACTGCATGACATGAGAGGTAACCTTGACAATCTCTTATGAATACTGTATAATATAAACAATCCTATAATACAACTAATACGGAGAATACACATGTCATTTGCTGCATTAAAAAAGCAAGGTTCTTTGCTTGATAAACTCAACAAAGAAATTAATAAGACCGAAGTTACTTCTGGTTTTATAGATGATCGCCTTTGGAAACCACAAATGGGTAAAGAAGGTATCGGTAGTGCTGTCATCAGGTTTCTACCACCTGCTAAAGGTAATGAACTACCTTGGGCAAAGGTATGGAGTCATGCATTCCAAGGACCAGGTGGATGGTACATTGAGAACTCATTAACTACAGTAGGACAAAATGATCCTGTTGGTGAGTTAAATAGATCACTATGGAACAGTGGTTTAGATTCGGACAAAGAAATAGCACGCAAACAAAAGCGTAAGTTATCATACTATAGCAACATCTATGTCATTAAAGATGCTGCATCTCCAGAGAATGAAGGAAGAGTTTTCCTTTATAAGTATGGTAAGAAGATACATGATAAGATTATTGCAGCAATGCAACCAGAGTTTGAAGGTGAAGAACCAATCAATCCTTTTGATTTCTGGCAAGGTGCTGACTTTAATTTAAGAATCAAAAAGGTTGCAGGTTTTTGGAACTATGATAGTTCTACTTTCGGTAGTGTCTCTCCACTAGGTGGATTTGATGATGCTAAACTAGAGAGTATCTACAATCAAATTCATGATCTTAATGAGTTCACAGGTGCATCTAACTTTAAGACATACCAAGAACTTAAGACAAGATTAGATCTAGTTCTTAAGGGTACTACTGCTAGAAGAATAGATGAAGAGGAACTAGAGAATGAGATCGTTGCACAGATGGAATCAAAACCAAGTCCTTCTGTTGTATCACCTTCTATAGCAACACCAGCATCTGTTAACACTGATGATGATGCCTTCAGTTACTTCGATCAATTAGCGAACGAAGAGTTTTAGGTACATACTGATACACATTAAAAAGACCCTACTATTAATAGGGTCTTTTTTTATTGTTAAGATTTCTAACATTATAGATAATGTCAGGAGGTAAAGACAAATGTTACGTATCAATGTATCTTTCAATAGACCAGATGTTCCAGAATATGATGAAGAAATCCATAATCCAGAGAAGGTCTTTGCTCTCCTGTGTTATAGAGGTGTTCATTATGCTAAGTGGGTACTATTAAATCCCTTCGGTATAATAGATTGGAATCTAAAGAATCCCCGAAAACGAAATTGACCTTTTAGTTTCAAAAAACGGAGGAAAAAAATCTGGGCAATTTTTCGCCAAAAGGGTCGATTAGGTAAATATACCTAGTTGACTCTTTTTTAGTTATTAGACAAACGAAGTGATTCTGTTCTAAATTCGGTACTTGGTGAATATCTCATTTCTTCTACAAACAGTTGATTAAACTGTGGTAATAAATCTGGTCTTAATAGTACAATCTCTCTTTTCTTTTCATTTAGATCTATTTCATATTCATAGTTTGATACAGATACTCTAGATTGTAATTTAGGTAAAGTTGTTCCCTCTGGAGTGATAAACTGGTATTGCTCTGGTACTTTAGTTTTCGCTTCTAGTATTATATTACCATTATGACTTTGTTCTATAGTTTCATAGTGATGAACACCCTCAGGATTTTGATACTTATAATTAACATAATTATCTAATGCATTTTTTGATTTTGGCCAATCTTCATAGAAATTTACCATATTATTCATTAATAATATAGTCCAGTCATAACCAGGATCACCATATAAATCAAATGATATAGTATCTGGTCTATCACCATCTTGTATAATAAAGTCCTCAAATACAGTTACGTTACCTTTAACACTATCTACTAGTTTGATTCTAGAGAATATATTTTTAATAGTAATCCACTGCCCATCATATGGGTTTTTTGTGTATTTAAGGTATAATAAATTTGGTATTTTAGAAAAATATGCCATTATCTTCTTGACCTCCTTCTATATGAAGTAGATGGTTTTGTTTTTAAGAAATTAAAGTCGTCTTTTTGATTTTGTGCATTTCTTCTAGCACCACTTCCTCTTATTCTATTTTGTCTACGTTGATTAATTTCATATTGTTTAGGAACTGATGCTTTTTGTGTTTCTATCCATGCCCATTCTTCGGGAGTTGCAGTATCTTCAATTTCATGAATATCCTGTCTTGTGAGTGTTGTCATCTCAGAGAAGGTTAATTGTAATGATACTGCTGATACAAAATTATTAGGAGTTAGTGATAAAACGTTATCTGGAGTATAATTTACAGTAACGTTAGTTAATGCACAATATTTAGTTTGTGGTAAGAATTGTGATACATCTTTTTTACCTGATTGAATTACTCTGAAAATATAGGGATATTCTAAGAATAAACTGTTATTAGTACCACTTCTTCTACTACTAGGATGCATTCCCATTTTAAAGAATTTAATTATATTTTTAATATCTTGCTCTTCTGAAGGATTTCTTGCTGCCATTACATAACTAAAACCAAATTCACGAACATTCATTTTATTGAATGTTTGCATTGTATTATCATTAAATGTAATTCCAAATGCACCACCTAAAATAGCATTTGCATCTACATTTTCTGCTTTGGGTGCCATAGCTAACTTATCTTTTATAAATTTATCAAATGCAACATTAACACCAGTTGCAAGACCAGCACCTAATAACTCACCGCCACCACCTAATGCAGAACCAAGAGCACCAAATGATACTGAATTCCAGTTAGCACTATACTTATATTCTAATGTAGATGGTATATAGAGTTTAACACAACCTAAAGAACTATTTGCTGGTATATCACTATTTCTATCAAAAGTTTTATTACTTAAACCATAAGTTTCTTCAGAATTTTGAATTCTTTCTCTTTGTTCTACTGATAGGTTTTGCATAAAATCAGCATTGTTTCCTGCTAAATCTGTAGTTGCACCAGAAAGCATATCCCTGATACTTTTAACACCTAGAGATTGTGCTTTGTTATAATCATATGCATAGAAATTGAGATAATATCCAGTTTTCT